GTTGAGGTGCTGGTGCAGGTATTACTGGTTGTTGATAAACAGGTGCTTGGCGTTGAGGTTGAATACCCATAGCTTTAGCAATACCAGATGGCATTACTTTAGACATATCAACATCTGTGACATTAAGAGAATCCCCAACGCTATTCTTCTTAATACCACCTAGATCATTTGATACCATTTTACCAAGCATAGCAATAGCTATCATTTGTTCTTGCGTCAATCCTTGAGATTGTGAGGCTATACGCTCAGCATCAGCATCAGACATAGACTGCGCAGCAGGTCTATTAAGGTCCTGCTGGCGAGCCAACATAATTTGCTGTCTTCTTTGTTCTTCAGTCATTTTTATAGATCATCTAGACCAGCTAATAGATTTTTAATCTTAGCATCCTTAGCTGGATCTGCTGCTTCGGATTTAGGTGTATCTACAATAGCTTTGGCTGGAGGATTATAAGGAACATCTTCTTCTTCATCTACTACAGGTGTTGTTACTTTAGCTGTAGTAATGGTAGTTGGTTGTTGACCACCATAATAATGTTGATCGATAAACTTCTTAATATCATCTACAGTCTTATGTTCTAAGAATGAAGATAAATCATGAATTGACTTATAAATCTCTTCTGCTTTAGAAGCATCTAATCCATCAATTGGAGATGGGCTTAGAAAACGTGAAGCTGTATAAGTAGGATACTTTGGAGCTTTAGGATTATCTGATACTAATTCGCATTTAATACGAAGATTACATCCCTTTTCAGAGAGATCAAAGATCTTCATACCAAATTCATTAGCATCATCACCATTAATAGCTGATTGGATAATCTTATCTAATTGACGACCAAAGCGTAATACCTTTACTGTTCCATTGTTATCTGGATTATTTGGATCATTAATAACATAAACATTAACCATCCAATTTTCTTTACGCTTAAGTAATTCTTTAGCACGCTTAAGTTCATCTTCTGATGAATTAGTATTACGAATGATCTTAAAATATAATTCACTAATTGGGCAGCGTTCACCCCAAGTAGAAGGTGATGTCATACTAACATATTGACCTGTTTCAATACTCTGCCAACCATGATGATAATAATGACTAAAGGTATTTTCTGGCGATTTAGTATTTGGCAATAGACGCACTAGATATGTGCCTGGTTGCGCAATAGATAAGAGGTTCTTGTAATTTACACCAGAACCTTGTTTGTTCTTGGCATTATCAAGAGCCGATTTAATACTTTCAAACATGCTTGCATTGAATGTAGACATAATATTTTAGGATTTAAGGATTATTTGAGTTTAGGATATTTTTTATTAGTTTGAAGCCATTTGCAATTACAATTTTAGCTTTAACGGAATTATACAATCTTGTTTTATACTTGGCAACATTATTGCATAATTCTTTAAGAAAAATTTCTTTGTCCTGACCACAAAATATATTTAATTGATCTTCAAAGTGAGGCAAGGAGATCAATACATAGATATTAACTCTATTTTCTAGATAATCAACAAATGGTTGAGTTGTGTAACCATTGTTTTTTTGACTATATTGTTCTAAAGTCATTTTCTCTTCTGAACATAAAAGAGCTATGTATTTTAAAGATTTCTTAATACTTTCTAAATGACTGTCTGAATCTGGAGATTCTTCTAATTTTAATTTTTGAATCTTACTATAAACTGCAATAGCCTTTTGAGTATTATAAAATGATAATGGGAAATGATCCTCATCTTTATACATAAGATAAGGCGCCATAAAGAATTCTCTAGCATTGATTTGCGGAAATTTCTTAAGGAATAATTCTATTTTTTTACAGTATACACCATCTGAANTCTCGTCAAAATTATTAAAATCTTTACGAGCTTTCCATGGTTTATTCCTAGCACCTCTAGAGACACTTAAATAGGTGTTATACACCTGATGATGGTTCATTACTTAAATTTTAATATATCTTTTACAATTTTGCTACGGCAAAGATTTGTATTATTTTTAAGAAATATTAAAATAGCTTTCTTCTCATTATCAACATGAATAATCTTCATGAATATCTTTTTATAGATGGGCTTTCTGATAATAAGAGAAAAGATTGCTACATCATTAAGCTTTTTATTATGAATAATAGAACAAAAAGACGAGAATTTAACTATCTCTGAATGTGTCTCTTCAGCGGTTAATTCTTTTAATGGGTTTGAATCAATAGATTCTTTTAAAGCTGTAATTACTCCTGACATATTATATCTTAGGGGTTAAAGATTTAGTAAATTCAAAAAATGCTGGGGTTGATTGGCCACCAGCTGCATATTCATGGCCACCACCTTGACATAATTTAGCTGCCAATTTTGATAGGTCTATTTCACATGTTTTTGATTTACGCCAGGATACATGATTACTGTTTATATTATAAAAGAATGCAATTTCTGCATTATGTTTTTCAATAAGATGATGGCAAATCTCATTGGTAAATTTTTCTCCATGAGTACCAACAATATATCTATCTTGTTTGCCAATGCTTACCTTGCCTTCAAAAATCTTTAATCCAGCTATAGCAGCATTTTTACGTTCAATATAATCTTTAATAATATTGGCTTCTTGAACTGTAAATTGATTAAATCCCTCATAAAACCTTTCTAAGAATTTATGTGTCCTTGATTTATCTGGAGATTTCTGAGTGTTTGTAAATAAACAATTTAAATTATAAGAATCTGGTAATTTAAAGACATAACTATCATAATCATCACACAAAGCTATAAAATATTTTTGTGCATCTGTTAAATGGGATAATTTGTCTTTATAAGTGCGATAAATTAATTTAGAGCAAGAAGTGGTTACAGTTACCATCACCTGAGCTCGTTTATATTTGTCTGCATTCTTAGCATGAGAATTATGATGATCTATAACTATTACATTAGGTGCATCAATTAGATCTATAATCTCACTTGTATCCAAATCTAAAAAATAAACATTGGTATAATTAACAAAACTGTCTGTCTCAAGCCAACGGAGTAATTCTTTACGTATATTAGATACTGAAGCCGCTGTAAATTTGATATCACCAGGTTTTGCACCTAATACTTGATGTATAGCTATTAAGCTACCAACACCATCAAGATCAATATCTGTAAAAATATATGTTGAACTATTGGACACAAAACTATTTACCTTTTGAGCTTATATTGTCCAGTTTTTGTGTTAATAATGATACTTCATCTGGTTTAGCTCTCTTTTTATTGTCTAAACCTATATAATCATCTTCTTCTGACAGAGTTAATGTCTTATAGTCAATTTTAAAGGCTTTAGCTTCATGTTTGGGCCCTAAACGGTTTTTAATACCGCTTACTTTGATAATACCTAAATCTAAATCGCCTTCTTCTTGATATATACCCCAAACCACATCTGCTGTAAAGGCTACACCCATAGATTCTGATACTGTATCTAAGCTAGGTATATTCATGCCTTCTCTATTGGTCTGAATAGCACTTACTACTGGTAGATTAAAATAATAAGATAAAGCTCGTAATTCTTCTGCTACATTTTTGCCTTGTTCATAAGAATTATCACCTGCTGCTTTAATTAGTCCAAGATAATCTACAACCAATACTTCTACTTTTATACCCTTTTTGATCAAAGATTCAACATATGACTTAATTCCAGCCACAGTAATAGCTTTAGGTGGAAATTCTTTAATGATTAATTTCCTCTTTCTCTTTTCAGAGACATCTTTAAAATAAGATTCTAAAGATGTAATATTACTATTAATGTCATTAATAGGTATCTTAGATAGATGACTACTAATACGTTTAGCATACATCATCTCAGGCATTTCTAAAGATATAAGGCATGTGGTTAAGCCTTTATCTGCCATATTAGATGCAACATTACCTAAAAAGATAGATTTACCAACATTGGTAGGACCTAAGAATAGATAAAGAGCTCTACCATTCTTAGCTAAACCTCCACCAATCTTATCATCTAAGAAATTCCAACCTAAAGGTAATGTCTCTGTCTTTGTGCTAAATTCATTTAATATCTTTTGATAATCTCCATAGAAATCTAATCCTGTATCATTTACCAAAGATATATTACAAGCCTTTTCAAACAATTGTAGGAATCGAGCATAATCTGCTTCACCATTAAGAAATTCATTTACAATAGTGCTAACACTATTAGCTACAGACTTTTCTTTAAAGTATAATTCTGAATTATGGATTAATTCATCTATATTACCATTAAGATCTACAGATTTATAAGATGTTAATGCATTTTTAGCTAATGTAATTTCATCTTCTGTTTTAAGGTAAGTCTTAATCTCTGTTATAGTTGGTAAAGTATTTCTCTTTGTAAAGAAATCCTTTATAATGCTTATAACTAAACGATTACCTTCTGATTTAAAATTTTCTGGTATTAAATGATCTAATACTAATGAGGTATAATAATTATTGGTGAGAGCATTACTACATATAACATTCTCAAAATACTCATTATTAATTTTTAAAGATTCTTTTTTCACAATATACCTTATTATGGGTTAATGTTTTATATTATACAACCATAAATTAAAAAAGCTAAGTGTTAACTTAGCTTTTTTGTTAATTATACTTGTTCAATTGGAACTAGAGGAACCGGCTCTAGCTCATTTTCTTTATTACCACCAAATCGAACTTTTTCATTAAGAGTCTGTTCTAATAGAGGTAATACCTTCTTTTCCCAAAAATCTGGATCATTTTCCCAGGTCTTAGCATATCCAATCTTTTCCCCATTCATAATAAATGTAGGACCAGATGCTTGAATAAGGCCAAAAGCAATCGCCATGTCTTTAAGACCTGCATATTTGCTTAAACCAGTGCGAAAATTAAGATATAATTCTGCTTTTAAGAAAGGAGGCGCAAAACGATTCTTAACAGTCATAGCTGTAAGAGTAACGCCACTCACACTATGAGCTACTGCTACTGATTCTTGGCCACTCACACTATGAGCTACTGCTACTGATTCTTGGTCTTCGTTTTTATCAATCTTCTCGTTTCGAGTCGCAAGCTGAACCAACAGAGAAGCAAGATAAATAGGGCCACTACCACCGGATTGCTTCTTAACCAATTCAGGATAGAGTGATGTTGGGTTGTCATAAATATGATTAGTAAACAGAATAGGCACTCGAGCCTTAGCTGCTTTAAAGGTTAAAGCTCTCATCATAGATTTCAT